TATCAAAAATCAGCAAACGATGTATTTTCAATCGTACTAGACTACGCTGACCAAGAAGCTATTGCACAAACTCTAAAAGCAATGGTTATTGCATACGACAATTCCTTAAACGCAGGTAGAAAAGTAGACCGTGAGCAAAGCGCACAAGATTTCGTTGTGTTTGCTAAGTCATTTGCTAACGTATGTATATCTGCTATTGAAAGCGAGGCAGAACAAAATGCGTGATTATAAAAACCACAAACCTAAAACAGACATTACATCATGGATAGAAGGCATTTGCTTTGTCGGTGTAGTCTTACTTTCAATTTTTCTATATTTATTATTGGTGGCCTAATATGTCAGTTTCTTACGAACAAGAACGCAAGCAGCATATTGCTGACCTGCAAGCGCAGTTTACAGAGTATTTATATAACAATTACAGTATAGGCAATGGTGAACAGCTTATTCACATACTTGAGCAAGGTGATGCACTTGAAGGCTTTTTAGACCTTATGGGCTTACCAGAAGACACAGAGATTGAAATTTAGGAGAACAATATGTCAGTTTACAAAAAATTAAACAATGCACGTTTAGAATTACAGAACACAAAACTAAGCAAGTCTGGTCACAACAAGTTTGCAGGTTACAAATACTTTGAACTTGGTGACTTTTTGCCAACCATCAACAACATATTTAGTAAGGCTGGTTTATGTGGTGTTGTTAGCTTTACGTCAGACTTGGCAACATTGACCATTACAGACATTGATGACAACTCACAGATAACTATCACTAGCCCTATGGGTAGCGCAGCGTTAAAGGGCTGCCATGAGGTGCAAAATATCGGTGCTGTGGAAACGTACCAAAGACGTTACCTTTGGGTTACTGCGCTTGAGGTTATTGAACACGATGCGCTAGATGCTACTACAGGGTCAGAAAAGCCAGTAATACCAGAACTCAAGTCACCAGAGTACAGCAAGGAAGAAATGGATATTCTGCATAGTTTAGCTGAAGGCTTTACAGCATTTGTAGCTGACAACAATCATGCTGAAGCAAAGGTAACATGGGATGCGCTTGATAATGAGCAGAAGTCTGTCATGTGGGGTTTGTTAGACAGCAAGACCAGGTCATCATACAAAAAGTATTCTAGTTCAAACAAATAGGAGATTATTATGAACAAAATTTTAGTAGCTTTAGCATTATTAGTAGTATCAGTAACAGCTTACGCAGCCTGTACAACTCATACATTTATGTCAGGCGGTAAAATGGTAATGTGTACAACTTGCTGTGATAGTCTTGGTAACTGCAACACGAATTGCTTTTAAGGTGGAACACATGGTTATCAAGTCACTATATGGCTTAACCCCACCTAGCCAAAAAGAGGTGGCAGACCGTGATGCTAAAGTAGCGCAAGCTATAAAAGAAATGGGTCACAAGTATTTACTTTCAAAACCAATGCCTAGAATTAGGTAACAACTAAAGGAACTAAAATGAATAATCTAAACGCAACAGGCCGCCTGGGACAAGACGCAAAATTAAGTTACACGGCAAACCAAGACCCAATCTGCAACTTTTCGCTGTCATTGACTGCCGGCTACGGTGATAAAGCCACAACTACCTGGTTAAACTGCAACTTGTGGGGCAAGCGTGGTGAAATATTAGCGCCAATGCTTCTAAAAGGCACGCAGATAGGTGTTACAGGCGAGATTAGCCAAAGGCAATACAAAGCAAAGGATGGCACAGAGAAATCAAGCCTAGAGTGCCGTGTTAGTGACGTAACTTTGCTAGGTGGCAAATCTGAAGGTGGTGCAACTAAACCAGCAACAAAAGCTGACCCAATGGATGATGTGGACTCGGATTTGCCGTTTTAGCATACAAGGTCGTGTTATGAAAGTTAAATGGCACGACCTACTTTTAAAACCAATAAATTTATGGAGTCTACCTATGTCTAGCAACTCAATCACGGGCGATAGCTTAGTATCTAAAATTGGCAGCAAAGAACAGAAAGAAAAGTTTGACGAAGGCTTTGATAGAATCTTTAATAAGAAGAAAAAGCAATATAGTGAGGACTGGCAAGATTCAGAACGTGATAAGGCAATCGCACAAAATGGCAATACTGGCGAACACTACCAGGAGGTGAAAGATGAACAATAAATACAGCAGGGCAACAGTAGTAGTAGCGGTATTGGCTGCAATAGCAATCAGCGCAATATCTATTGGAGTATATAAATTGTTTTGCCTACAGCAAGGTGACGAGTGTGCTATCACAGTTCAGTTCAATGGTAGCAAAGCAACGTATCTAGGTAAGATTGTGTAAATGTACACGCTAGACTATATCTTGTGTTACAAAGAGGCTTTTATACTAGGTATTGTGGTAGGGCTAATAATATCTACATACTATTCTAAATATATATATAATAAACAAAAACATAGGAATACGTATGATAGATGATAAATTAGCGCAATTTGCTACAGACAGGCAATGGGAGTATTACTCAAAGTCTTGTGAACTAGGTTCTAATCGTGCAGCAGCCAAGCTTTTTAATGTATCCGCTACTGTAGTTGATGTATCTATTAGAAGTCTAAAAGCTAAAGCTGCATTAGCTGGTTACTCACCTAATCACGACATGACTAGAGTAGCGCCAGAGCCGTTTATAGTACGTGGTGTGTCTACTTACTATAACGCAGAAGGTAAAGCGTCTGGGCAATGGGTTAAGACTCGCGTACAGGACAGCAAGCTAGAAGAGATGGTGCGAAACTTTGTAGCAGATTTAGCAGAAGACATCAAAGGTCTAGCGCCAATCACACCAGCACCAGCAATCAGTTCTGACAACATTCTTACAGTCATTCCTATGGGCGACCCGCATTTTGGATTATATGCCTGGCATCAAGATGCTGGCGATGACTTTGACCTAGACATTGCAGAGAAACTAACCTGTAGCGCAATAGACAGACTTATCGCAAGTTCACCTAATTCACACACAGCATTGCTATTAAATCTTGGTGATATGTTCCATGCAGACAACCAAAAGAATATAACGGCTTCAGGTCATCAGCTAGACGTAGATGGTAGATGGGCAAAGGTGCAGCAAGTAGGTTTACGTGCTATGCTTTACTGCCTAAAACGATTGCTTGAGAAGCACCAGAAAGTGGTCTTCCGTATTAACAAAGGAAATCACGATGGCCATTCATCTTACGCACTAGCATTGATGATTAGCTGTTACTTTCATAACGAACCACGTATGGAAGTTGATTTGTCACCATCAGTATGCTGGTACTACACGTTTGGTAAGGTCTTAATAGGTTCTACGCATGGCGATACCGTTAAAGGTAAAGATATGTTGTCTATTATGGCAGCAGACAAGTCTGAAGAATGGGGCAAGTCTAAGTTTAGGTATTGGTATGTTGGCCACGTACACCATAAAGACGTCAAAGAGTATCACGGTGGCGTAGTAGAGTATTTTAGGACATTGGCTGCTAGAGATGCTTGGCATCAAGGACAAGGATACCGTGCTGGTCGTGATATGTGTTCAATCATACTGCACAAAGAATACGGTGAAATAGAACGTCACACCTGCGACATAGGAATGATTAACGATTAAATAACGCAGCTTCAGCCTTACGTCTGAAATCTAAACCTTTAAGAACTTTGCCACCAGCTTTGTTATATTTAAGTAGGCTTTGTAAAGCACCTTCTTTATCGCCACGATTAATCTTTTGACGGAGTTTGCTTCGCTGAAGTGTGCCAAGACCAAGATTAAAGCTAAAGCTAACAAGGCTGTCAAACATACCTTGTGTAAGTTTTGCAGATATGTAGCGTTCAACCCCACGTTCAAATCTGTAGACATCCTGAGCCAGTAATGCGTCAATTTCAGCTACCGTAAACTTACGATTCCAGCTATCAGGCAAAACAATACCGTCACCAATAAGATGCCCGCACCCAACAGTCCAGAGTCCAGCAGGACAACGATACGGTTTAAGTCTGATACCTTCATAGCGTTTGATTAAATCCAAACCTTGTTGCGATATTTTCATTTTCTGTCTTTATCATGTTTTTCTAAAATACGAATTCTGACATTTAACTCACCTATCTTTGTATTTAGTTCTTCTTTTAGTTTATTACGTGCTTCAGCAGACAATGGGCTATCTGTAGGCACACCCTGCGCGGTTATTAATGCCGGCATTTTAGAACGAATATCTACCAATTCATTTTGCATGGTATTAACGCTTGAAATCATCCAACCAACTGCTGCAACCATTGCAGGGAATATCATTGGAATAAGTTTACCTGGCTCCATATTAATTCCTATTTAGCAAATGCACGTGTACCAAAGTGAAACGCTACGATTGATGCCCAAACGGTTTGCATATCGTCAGACCACAAAATACGCATTGCATCGTGATAAGTTGCGCCAGTATGAATAGCATAATAAAAACCAAATAATTCTACAAAAACCAATAAACCAAACAAACCAAAAGTAATGGCAGGGCGAACCATCGCACGTAAGTTGATAACCCAAGTAGATGCGCCTTTACCGATTTGGATGTCGTGATTATATAAGGCAACTCTTTCTTCACCTGCGACTTGCGTTTGTATTTGGTCATATTTAATCTCCTCTAGGTCTTTTTGAAGTACATAACCAGCTTTCTGTAATTCTAGCTGTTGCGTCATCTGCAATTGAGCCATAGCTAGTTCGTGCTTATTATCAGACTTGTTTTGAAAGAAGTCTAATATCTTAGGCACACCACCAGTTAAAAAAGATACAAGTGTAGTAAGTAAAGTAAACATATTTTATCCATCCAATTCAGGTCGTTCGTTAATCTGCATTGCTAAACCATCTATATCCTCAAAGATACATACCTCAGACAAGTCATCTAGGAATATAACTAACTCGCCATCAAAGATACCTACTTCTTCTATGGTCTTGCCAATCATGTGTTCAAAGTAATCTTGTGCGCCACCAAATAAGTTATGCACGGTCATAATTGACTCCAATTAAATCACCAGAGTCTATCATTTCATGTGTTAGTTCGTCTTCCGCTAAACAGTTATCACACCGCGATTCATCGCCTTGTTCGTTAATGATAAAAGCCTTACGGCAATGGTCACATAAACAAATGCGATTAATCATAGTTTGTTTCATTTTATTACCCAGCCATGTGCAGCAGCGTAAGCATACAAAAACATACCTAAAGCAACAGATGTGATGCCTCGCAATGTCCATTTGCCAACTGTAGCAAACTGTTTGTCTAGCCACTCTGAGATAGCTTCTTTAAATGCTGCCTTGTGCAGTTCTTTCTGTTCTTCTGGTGTCATAAACATTCCTATGGTTTAGTTGGGTAAGTTACATCAAATGGAAAGCCTTCCTGCGCTGTAATATCACGCAACTCTTGGCGATATGTAGCCCATGCTAACTTAGCCTCGTCTGTCAGTACAACGTCTGCTAACTGAGTCCAATCACATTCAGCAATTAAACTATTTCGTGTAGCACGAACTGATTTAGCTTGTTCAGCGTCTTTTGCGGCAATACCATCTGCATCTAAATCGCCTACAGAATACTTGGTAAACCATTTGCCATTAATCTCTTGCACACCATCTCTAAAACCTATTTGGTAGCGTGTAGGCTGTGCTTGTGCGCCTTCTAATACTACATCCGCACCTAACTCATTTAAAACGGCTTCAGTAAGTAGCGGCAATGATGTGTTGGGGAATAATGCACGAAACTCGCTTTCATACATTACTTGTCCTGATTCTCTGATTCTAATTTCCATGATTATTCCTTAAGCAATTGCAAGATAAATATATGTGCCGCCACTAGCATTGACTGAAGCATCTGTTGTTACTATTTGGAAGCCTGTTGATACTGTGTAAACCCAGTTGGCGTTTGATTCTGCTGCTGTGCTGTTCATAGCAAGTCTAGGGTCTGTGCCTGCATCCATACCTCGCGCAGTATCCCAAACAAACCAAGCGCCAGTAGAATCCGTGCGTTTAATCATCACAAACCTAGCCCCTGAAGCAAGTCCAGCATTAATAGTTTGAGTAGCGCCTGTGCCTGTATATGAACCTACTTTAGATACATTAGCAACAGTAGCAAATAAATAGGAAACGTATGTATAAGTGCTACCATTTGTAGATGAATTAGTGCCTACTGTAAATACAGAAGATGTTGGTGATGTATTGTTCCAGACGG